TGCCGCGTTGCCACTGCACGCGGCGCGCGCCGACGCGAGTGATGACGCCGCCGTCGACGCGGGCGATGTGCCCGAACTCGATCGCCGCGGCCGCGGGGTCGTCGGCGACGACGAGACGGTCCATGACCGATCGGCCGGTGCCCTTCTCGCCCGGCACCTTCACAGTGCGTAGCTTGTTGATGTAGGCCCCGGTATCGACGTGCTGCGCGGCGACGGTCTTCACTCTGCGGAGGACCATGCCGGCCGCCTGTCCCATGACCGCGTCCTCGCCGCACATCTGCGCCGCCAGGACTCGGTTCGACTGGCGCAAGAACACGCGACCGCCGGGGTTCCAGTTCTTCTTGTCAGCCACCGTCGGTTCCGATCCACTTGAGCGTGACTCGCCAGTGGCGGGTCTTCCGCGACATGCCGAACTTCTGCGGCACGCCGACCGTCTCGTACAGGTGGCCCTCGTAGGCGACGTGCGAGTTCAGGTCGCCCGGCCACTTCCGCGAGCGGAAGATCAGCATGTTCGTGACCTGCATTCCGAGCGTCTGCGACTCTTCGGCGGCCGACCACTCGCGCACGGGCTCGGCCGTGCCGTCCACGGGGATGCGATCGCCGTCGTTCACGTAGACCCGGGCGCCGGATGCGTCGCGCGTCTTTACCCGGTTCTGCACCTCGACGGTGGCCGGCGCGCCCTTGTCGAGCAGGCGGCTCATCGCGTGCGTCCCGGGTGGTGCCGACCGATCGTGGCGGTGCCGATGACGTTCGACTTCTTCGGGTGGACGCCGGTGAGGTCGAACTCGTCGTCGTCGGTGAACCAGATCGTGCCGGATGCCACGGCCGCGTTCACCTCGTAGCCGTACTGGCCGGCGTTCTCGCGCTTGAAGCCGTCGGTGTTGGCCCAGACGCGCGACGCGACGCGGACGACGATCGCTTTGAACAGGAAGTCGTCGATGTCGCCGTTCGCCAGCCGGCGGCGCACGGCCGCGCCGTAGCGGCTGCGGATGATGCTGACGACCTCCCTGAGCTTCCCGTTGATGTACTCGGGGGTGAAGTCCTCGAGGTCGCCGTCCCAGTGGTTCGGAACGTCGTCTTTGGTCACGTCAGGGAGGGTCGTCGACATGATCGTTACTCCTGTGCGTCTTCGATGAACGCGACGAGCTCGTCGTCGGTCGTCTCGGCGGTGAACTCGATGTTGAGCGCGCGGGCGCGGTCCTCGAGGTCGGCGCGGTCGCCGTCCTCGTCGTCGCCGGCGGGCTCGGGCTCGGGCGCGGACTCGGCGATCTTCGCCGCGATGCGCTTCGTGAGGTCGGCCTTCGAGCCGGCGGTGGAGATCCCGAGGCCCTTCGCCTGGTCCACGAGCTCGGCCTTCGACGGCTCCTTGACGGATGCGGGCGGCGTCTCGGTGGACTGTGCGCCGGTGTCGTCCGAGTTGACGGTCGCCGGTGTCGACTCGGTCGACGTCGAGGCAGTCGTCTCGGCCGCCGCGTCGTCGTCGGCGTCGAACAGTGCGGGGTTCGTGACCTCGGCCCACTCGGGGACCGCGTCGCCGGGTCCGAGGGTGACCAGCGCGCCGTCGTGGATGAGGTGGACGTAGCCGTGCTTGATGATCTTGGGGTTGGGGGTTCCCATTTCGCAGACCTCCTTGGGGTCTAAGGGGAAGAGGGGGCGGGGCCGAAGCCCCACCCCCTCATCCGGATCAGAAGGCGTCGAGGACGGCCGTGTTGTCGGGCGAGGTGAGCGTCGGGAGCAGGATGCCGCCGACGTACACGTCGTATCCGGACGGGTCGCTCGACGCGATCGCGCCCGAGAACAGGCCCGGGGCGTCCGCGTTGCCGATGCCGTTCTCCGACTCGATCGCCTCGGTGGTGACACCGATCTCGGTCGTGCCGACCTGCGAGCCCGAGATGAGGATGACCTTGTCCGTGCCGAACAGGGGCACCTCAGCGCCGGTCGTGTCGGGAAGGGTCTCCTCGTCGACGACGACCTGGCCGAAGCCCTCGGAGCCGAGGAACGAGATGACGTCCTCCGCGCTCACGCGGCTCGGGAGGTCGGTCCCCTTGCCGAGAATGAGCTTCATCAGGTCGACGTTGCGCTGCAGGTACCCGAGCGCGATGCGGCTGATGATCGTCTGCGATACGCGCTTGCCGAGCACGAGGCGGAGCGCCTCGAGGTCCGTCAGCGGGAGCGCCGTCGCGACCGTCGACCACGGGGTCGCCGCGTTCGCGTTGAGGCCCGCCTTGCGACCGAAGTCGATGTCGAGCTGCAGGCCGCGCTCAGCGAGCGTGACCTTGCCGGTCTGGATCGCCTGAGCCGCCGCGAGGATCACGCGGAACGCGATCGACTGAGCGTTCGCGATCGCGTACTGCTCGAACTTCTGGCCGATCGCGTCGTCCTGGCCCATGAGCTTGAGCTGCGTGTACTCGTCGACGTGCATCCGGATCGACGTCGGGGGCAGCGAGCCCTTCGCCGTCTGACCGGTGCCGAGGCGGTTGACCATCGACTCGGCGTTGAAGGCGCGGAACTGCGCGGCCGGAGGCAGCGGAGCGGAGCCCTTCTGGAACGAGTAGTCGAGGGTGAAGTTCTCCACCGCCGGCAGGAGGCCGGCGATGCGGAAGCGCTCGAACTCGGCGTCGAATGCTCCACGCGCGATGCCGGTCAGCTGACCGGGCGTGCGGAAGTTCTTGGTGAACGGCATGGATCAGTCCTCCACGTAGATGAACGAGCCGGTCACGGCCTCGGCGGCACCGAGCGTCGTGCGCTGTGCCACGACGGGCAGCAGCGACGCGTTGATGACGCCGTGGATGAGACGGGCGAAGGTGGGCTTGGCGGTCGCCGGGGTCGCGCCGAGGGACACGCCCTCGTCGTCGTTGATGAAGCCGGCGAGCTTCCGGCGGGGGTCGCCCGCGGTGCCGGCGGTGGAGTCGTACGGCCCGTACAGACCCGAAGCGAGCTTCGCGACCGCCACACCCGAGGGGATGACGTTGTCGGTGCGACCGCCGAGGTTGTAGTGCGTGCCGGCGGTGAACGCCGTCGGGTCGAGCTGACCCGAGCGCGCGCCGTCCTGGCCGTGCTTGCCGGCGCGCCACCGCGTGTCCACGGGGACGCCGGTGACTGCCTTCGAAACCGAGAAATCGGTCATGGCATGTGCCTTTCTGTGAGGGTGTTAGTTCTGCTTCTTGCCGAGGCGTTCACGCGTCGCACGACGTGCTTCCGCGATCGAGCCGCTGGACCCGGGAGTCGGTGCCGACTGGTTGCCGTAGAGCGTCGACAGCACGTCGCCGTTCCCCGGGTCGGCCGCGGTGGCCGCCGGAGCGACGGATGCCGCGAACTGCGCGACGAGCGCCGGGTCGATCTCCTTGTCCGCGTTCAGGAACCGCGTGGGCTCCACGAACTGCAGAGCGGTCTTCACGCGCGCCGCGGCGTCCTCGGGCTTCTCTCCCGGCTTGATCGTCAGAGCGACGATCTGGCCGGCGATCGCGTCGCCGAGATACTTCGCTGCGCCCGATGCCTCGCCGGCGGCGCGTGCCGCCTGCTCGGCCCGCTGGGCTTCCTCTCGCGCGCGCTCGGCGTCGCTGAGGGCGGCCAGGCGTGCCTGCTCCGCGGTGGTGACGGTGGTGCTCACGGCGTCGAACTCGCCGAGGCCCTTCCACTGTCCGAGCTCGCGCTCCTTGGCCTCCGCGTCCTTCTGGAAGCCCTTCGACTTCGTGCGCCAGTACGCCGCCTTCTGCCCGTCGGTCATGTCGTCGGTCGACGTGTCCTTCGGGTACCCGTGCTTCTCGAGGAACTGCTCGGGCGTGAGTGCGGTGCCGCCGTCGACGTCGGGCGTCACGAACATGAGCCAGGGCCGGATGCGGCGGCGCGAAAGGGTGGACATGGAGGAACCTCCTGGGTTGGTGATGTCACCCCGGATCGGGGTGTGCCCGCGGAACGCGGAACGTGTGTGGTCAGGCCCCGTGGGCCCGTGCGCGCGCGATGAGCGCGCGGTGGTAGCTGATCGCCTTGTCGAAGTCCTCGACGCGCGTAGGGGCGCTGGACGCCGTCATGCTCACAAGGTCGCGGCCCTGGCTGCGCGCGTCCTCGAGGATCGCGATGGAGCGCTCGGACGTGACGCGCATCGCCTTCCAATTGGTCGTGTTCGCCTGCTTCGTCGGACGCGTGTAGGGCCCGAAGACGAGGTTGCGGTTCGACTGACTGGCGGCGCGGGTGCCGTCCTTGAACTCGTCGCCGGCGCGGACGAGGATCGGCCCGAGTTCGCCGTTCTCGCGGACCGTGACGCGCGTGCGTTGCAGCGCCTCCGCGAAGTTCCCGCCGGCGGCGTTGTAGATCGCGTCGAGGTCTTCGCGGTTCAGGACGAGCCCCGGGTCGTTGTCCTCGGTGATCTCGGCGGTGTCGCAGACGCACCCGTTGTGCAGCTCGAGCAGGTCGCCCTTGTGGTACTTCCGGTCGGCCGCGACGACGCACAGACCGCACGGCCCGTACTTCGACTTCTCGGGCCGGAGGATGCGCCGGTAGCCGGTGACCTTCGGCGTGGCCTCGCGGATGCGCGCCTTCTCGTCGCGGATGGTCGCGATCGCGTCCATCTCGACGATCTTCGTGAAGCGCTCGACGAGCACGGCTTCCGCCTGCTCGAGCGTCGCCCCCTGCCTCAGCGCGTGCTCGGCCTGCCTGGCCGGCCGCTTGTAGACCTCGACGATCGGTGTCCCCGATCGCGCGTAGAGGTCTTCCATGTCGGGCAGTCGGTCCGGCAGTGCATCGAGCGCGCGAAGCTGCTCGATCATCTCGGCGCGCGCCCACCGCCGAACCTGCGCGAGCGCGAGGTCGACGTCGACGGCCGACCGCGCCGCGGCGGCGTTCACGAGGTCGGGACGGTTCGCGGCCCACGAGAACGGCACCCAGATTCCGAGCAGCACCCGGAGCAGCGCCGCAACGAGCGACGCCTGCTTCTCCTGGTGGACGCGGACGATCGCGTCAAGCTGCGTTGGGGTCACGGGTCTCCGTCACCCCCGTCGCGCTGGCGGCCGCGAGGGCGGCCTGGAACATCTCGCTCGTGCGGTCCTGCTCGTCCTGGCGCTGCTGGGCCGGCGTCATCTCGAGCACTTCGCTGTTGATGTACCGCTGGCTCGGCTTGCCGCCCATCTTCGCGACCGCCTCAGCCTTCTCGGCGGTCGTGGCCGGGCTGATCTTGCCGAAGATCACCTCGATCTCCGTCACGTCGCCGCGTACGAGGTCGCCGACCATCTCGAACGACTGGGCCATCGCCTGCGACAGCGACACCTCGGCCTGGTCGTTCATCGCTTGCACGGCGTGGATGAGCGGTTCCTTGCTGTTCTGCGAGCCGGCCGCCGACTGGTTCGCCGACTCGCCGTCGAAGATGTCCTGCGGCGTGCGGGTGAGCGACGAGAGCACCTTGAGCTCGTCGCGCCGGTACGTGAAGATCGGCGTGATGTCGGTGAAGTTCGACTCCCAGACCTCGGCCCCGATCGGGAGCAGCCAGAGTGCCGCCGGCCCGGCCTTGAAGAGTTCGTCGTAGTCGACCTTCTCGCCGGCCTGCGGGTGCCCCTCGGGGTAGTGCTCGGGGAGGTTGCCCTTGACGCCGCGCTGGCGGAACGCCTGCATCACGATCAGCGTGATCGTGTTCAGCGTGATCTCGTTGATCCGGTCCACGCTGTCGAGGTGCTTCTCGTAGACGCCGAATCCGTCGACCGTCTTGTTCCGCTGCAGCAGGGCGTCTCGCGTGCCGGTCCGGACCGGACCGCTCGCCCACGTCCAGCCCTGCCCGGGGTACCACGGCGAACCGTCCTGCGGGAGCGTTGCAACCCTCGTGGGACGGAACGCAACCCGGTAGTACCCGGGGCGGTGCAGGATGATGACCTCGGCCTGCGCGATCGGGTCGAACCCGATCGTGATGCCGGCTTCCGTGAGCCACGGCCGCAGACCGTTCGGTTCCGTGATCGTGGTCCAGCCGTTCCGCACGTTCCACAGCGGACCGTCCGACGCGTTCATCGTCAGGAGGTACGACTTCCCGAAGTCGGCCGTGTCGTTGAAGAACTGGCGGGACTGGACCTTCATGCGGTTCCGCGTCCAGTGCTTCCACGCCGCCAGGTCGCCCGCCTCGTCTCCGACGGCACCCGTGCGGAACCCGACGACACGCTGTCGGTCCGTCCGCGCGTCACGGATCGTCTCGACGATGTGCAGCCGGGACCGCTTGAGCCACCGCATGTACGACTCGCGCGTTCCGGTGTCCCACGCGTTGTCGGGGAGCAACGCGTCGCCGTCCCGGTATCGCGTCAGCTTTCCCATGCGCGGGAGCCCGTTGCCAAGCTCGTTCGCCAGGCGCATGAGCCACCAGTCGTCAGTCCCCGGAGTACCTGCTTCTGCCAGCACGCCCGTACCCCCTATCGAACTCGTGTGGGCACCCCTGTGGAGGTGTCCTTGAACTGCTTCTTGTAGCGAGCGCGTCCTTCGACGGCGAGGCACATGCCGACGGCGGCGTCCATCTTCTTCATCGAGCCCTTGCGGTCCTTGCCGATGACGTCGCCGCCTGTGCGCTTCCACCGCTGCGCGTTGAGCACGTGGCGTCGGAGCACCTTGTGGTTGCCGTGGCGCAGCTCGGCGGTGATGATCGCTGTCTCGGTGCGCTCGACGACCTTCGCCATTTCGTTGTGCCGGGCCGTCTCGAACGTGATCGGCTTCGCCTCGGTCGCCTTGATGTAGAGCTCCGCGCCGAACGCCCGCTCCCAGCTATCGACGTAGTCGCGCCAGTGGGGCGGATCGGCCAGGAACGCGACGACGCGGTACTTCTTGAACGTCTCCCGCACGACGGCGTCGACCTCCTGGTGGTCGACCTGCCAGTCCTTCGCCTCTTTCGAGTCCGGGGCTTCCCAGATGCCGATGGGGAAGACGTAGCCGTCGCTGATGCGGCATCCGATGAGCACGGTCGCGTCGGACGTGAGTCCACCGTCGAATCCGAGCGCGATCATGTCGCCCCGCTTGGGCGGCGCGATCCGCACGGTGACGCCGGCTTCCTTCGCCGCGGCGCGCAGCGCGGAGAGCCCGATCTTGTCCCAGATCGTGGCCTTCATCCACGCGTTCTTGCCCTCGACGACGGCGTTGAAGAAGTACCGGCGCGTGTCCTGCTCCGACCGGCGCGGGTCGAAGAGGTCGAGGATGAGGTCTTCCGGGTCGTTCCACGCGATCGCGTCACCGAACGCTTCGACGAACGCCGCCGTGAGCCGGTCGATGTACTCGTCTTCCGTCTCCAACCGTTCGCCTCGCGGCTTGGTCGGGTCCTTGACTTTGATCTTCTCGAGCGATTCGACGTCGGCCCACCGGTGGTCGAACAGGAGCGTCTTGTTCCGCGCGCGGCCCTCGGCGAGCATGTCGGCGAAGTAGTAGGTGTCCTCGGCGGTCGACTCCGCGCCGGGCTCGTACATCGTGGTCGTCTCGATGTACCACGTGCCCTCTGGGCGCCGCTTCGAGAGGTTTCGCGTCACGGTGTCGTACATGCCGTGGAGCGTGTCGGTCGTGTAGAGGTGCGTCTCGTCGAACACGGCGAACGTCTCGAGGCCGCCGTCCTTCGACGCCGACCCGGCCGTCGACGGCGTGATCGTCCCGCCGGTCGCGAGCGTGATCTGCGTCTTGCCGACCACGAGTCCGTAGCCGGTCTTCAACTGGTAGAGCGGCGTGTCCTCGGTGTTGAGGTTGTAGTAGACGTTGTCGAAGACGTTCCCGGTCTGGCCCTCTTCGGTCGCCATGATCTTGATGACCGGGTTCGTGACGGGCTTGCCCATCGGCTCGCCGGCGCGGTACTCGTACGTCTCGCCGAGGAACGTGTACGTCTCGCCGCCCTTGGCCCACCCGTCGAACCGGGCCGGGCCGAATGCCTCGAACAGCACGAGCGCGCCGGCGATGCCGGACTTGTCGGTGCCCTTCGGTCGCGAGAAGAACGCGGACCAGTAGAGCCGCTTGCCGCGCGCGTCGTGCGCGTAGCAGTCGATGATGAAGCCGGTCGTCTCGAGGCCGTAGTGGATCGGCTTGCCGGTCATTCCGCCGCGGCCGTGGACGACGAACGTCTCGATCCACCAGACGGCCAGAGCGCCCAGCGAGCGCTTCCGGTCGTGCTTCGGGTGGTGGATCAGTCGACGCGGCATCTCACGCTCCCAGGGCGGCTCGGCGCGCGTCGAGGTCGGTGACGTTCCCTGCGCGGCCGGTCTTGCCGGCGGGGTGCTGCTCAGGCGGCAGCTCCACCTCGAGGCGCAGTCGCAGACGGTCGGCGTAGGTCGCGCCGAAGTTCGCGAGGCGAATCCGGATCTCGGCGAGCCGTTCGGTGTTCGTGCCGCCGCTCATCCACGTGCGGTGGTGCATGAGCGCGGTGTCGAGCATGTAGTCCCAGTCGACGTCGGTGACCATGCGCGTTGCTTGCGGCGACCGGCGCCAGTTCTCCCAGAACCGGAGGGTCGCTTCGTGCCATTCCTCGCGCTCGGGGACGTTCTCGTCCTCCCAGTGCGCGCGGGGCTTGAGCGGCAGGAAGTGCGCGACGTCCTGCAGGTCGAAGCCGCCGATCTTCCCGTCGGAGCGGAGAACGTCGCGCTGGACGGTGTCGCGAGCGCGGCTGCGCTTCTCGTTGGGGGGCGGTCCGGGCATTGCTGTCTCCATCCAGAACGGAAGCCCGCGCCGGAACGGTCGCGGGGATGAGAGGGGTGCGGCGTACGATGCGCGCATGGTCGAGAAGGTGAACGAAGAGGTCGAGCTGACCTACCTGCGTGCAGGCGGCGAGCCCGAGTGGGAGCGGCCGAAGCTGAACGGCCGTGACATCACCGACGAACCCGCCCTCCAGACGCCGTATCAGCGGCGTCGGAGGGCAGAGTTCGTCGAGCGGGTCGCCCGCTACCGCTCGGAAGGGCTGCTGTAGCCGTCGAGCAGATGTGCGGGCAGGGAGTGCCAGAGCACCGCGGACAGGTTGCCGACGAGCTCGGCGACTTGCTCGGGGTGATCGGCTAGCCAGCCGTTAGCGCGTTGCTTCCGCCGTGCAGTGCGTCGCGCCCAGAACAGGGCGACATGGGTGACCTCGTGAACGATCGTCGAGAGGGGCACCGGCTGCGTGAGCAGGATGATCGCGCCGACGCCGTCGGCGTCCGGCTGGGGGAATGTGCGCGATTGAGCGCTGATGGTCGTCTGGCCGGTCGCGCGGTGTAGCGCCTCGACGCTCTCGAACACGAACACGTCCACGTCGTGCTCGATCGCGTACGGACGGTCCTTGGCGAAGCATCCGTTCCACACGACCTCGTCGCGGGGGAAGTCGTAGTCGGCTTCGCTCATCGGCGCTTCCGCCGGCGCTCGGCGCGGTTGAGGGGCACGAGCGGGAGGTCGAACCACGACACTCCCCCGCGATCGCCGATCCCGCAGATGCGAAGGGTGAGCGCGAGCCACGCGATCGCGATGAGCAGCACGATGCCCTGGCCGATCATCGCTTCACTCCCGCGCGCTTGCAGTCGTGGCAGTTCTTCGCGCCGCACGGGCGGTCGCAGTGGAGGCAGACGAGCACGCCACCTCGAGTGACCATGCCCTGCCCGCACCGGCACTTCGTGAGCTGCGCGGCGGTCACGCGCGGATGCCCGGGTCGAAGGGGCGGTCGCGCTGGACGGATGCCGCGACGTGGCGGGCGACGCTCCGTCCGAGCGGATCGGCGTCGATCGACGGCGTGACCTGCATGGCGATCGCGCCGCCGGCCGCGCCGGGGTCGACGGGAGGACGACGACGGCAGGTGCTCGAGAGCGGGCTGCAGGTGCCGGTGAGGCAACAGCCGACGTCGAGCGTGCCGCCGACGAGACGCTTCGCGGTCGCGACGGGCTCGTTGGCCGGGTCGGTCATCTCGGCCTCGACGCGCTCGGGCGTGACGACCGGACCAACGGCATCGCGACCGGGAATCGGCCGCGCCGGCGCGGTCGGCTTCGGCA